TGGTTTAGAACGTGATCAGCAGAATGGAGATCCAAGGATACGAAACACGACGACAGTTAGAGTGCTGAAGAATCGCTTTGCTGGGCTTACGGGCCCCGCTTGTTACCTACATTACAATAAAGATACTGGACGCATGGAGGAGACAACCTGTCCTCTGGAGTCAGTCTATTACGATCCTGAAACAACCATATTGACGGAGGGTACATGATAATATTTGACATAGAGACTAATGGTCTTGACCCAGACGTAGTTCATTGTGTTTGTGCTTTAGAGGGCGAAGTTTCCTTTTGGACTAAAGACGCTATTGAGTTTCAAGCGTACATTACTGAGGGACGCTGCCGTTTAGTAGGACACAACATAATAGCTTATGACATACCAGTACTTGAGAAGCTGTGGAACATAGACTTTAGTGGTTGCGAGATAGTAGACACCCTAGTGCTGTCTAGGTTAGCTAATCCATCTAGAGAGGGCGGTCACTCTCTTAAGGCATGGGGAGAACGTCTAAGGTTTCCTAAAGGTGACCATAGCGATTGGGATACGTTTACGCCTGAGATGTTGTTGTACTGTCAACAGGACGTTTCGGTTAACAAGAGAGTCTTACAAGAGGTACGTTACGAGCTAAGAGACAACATGAGCTTAAAGTTAAAAGGGTTCTCTCAAGAATCTATAGACCTAGAGCATGATGTACAACGCATTGTATCAAAGCAGATAGACAAGGGTTGGTTACTAGACCAAGAGAAAGCATTTGTATTACTAGCGCAATTAAAGGAGAAGAAGAATGAGTATGAAGACGAAGTACATAAGACTTTCAAACCATTGCCTACATTCGTTAAGGAAGTTAAACCAAAAGTTAAAAAAGACAACACGCTATCTGTTGTAGGGTTAAAGTTTTTAGGCGACCAATGGACTGACGTATGCGGTGACTTTAGTAGAATAGACTGGGAACAGTTTAATTTAGGATCTAGGCAGCAGATTGGACGCTATCTACAGTACTTTGGCTGGGTTCCTGATAAGGACAAGTATACAGAGACAGGTAAACCTATTGTAGATGAAAAGACCTTAGAGAATGTAACGGATATCCCAGAGGCTGTATTGATTGCTAAGTACCTTATGATACAAAAGCGTATAGCACAGGTACAAAGTTGGTTAGAGGCTGTTAAAGACGATGGTAGGGTTCATGGTTACGTTAATTCTATAGGTGCTGTAACGTCTAGGATGACTCACTCTAGCCCTAACATGGGCCAAGTACCTGCGGCCTATTCTCCTTACGGTAAAGAGTGCCGACAGTGTTGGACAGTACCCAAAGACTATTCGTTAGTAGGTATGGACGCTAGTGGTTTAGAGTTACGAATGTTGGCTCATTACATGAACGATGAGGATTATACCAATGAAATACTCAATGGTGATATACACACAGCAAATCAAATTAATGCAGGAATTGGAACAAGAGATGAAGCTAAAACTTTTATTTATGCTTTCTTATACGGTGCCGGAGATGCTAAGATCGGCTCTATCGTCGGAGGAAATGCAGAAACAGGTAGAAGACTTAAAGAAGAGTTCCTTAGAAATACGCCAGCACTTGCAGAGCTACGAGAGCGAGTTGGATCAGGCGCTACAAGAGGCTATCTTCGTGGACTGGACGGGCGAAGGGTCATTGTACGATCAGAACACAGTGCATTAAATACCCTGTTGCAATCAGCAGGTGCCATTGTTATGAAGAAAGCGTTGTGCCTGTTAGATCAGTATGCGACTTTACATAAACTTGACTATCACTTTATAGGGAATATTCATGATGAGATCCAATCGGAAGTCAGACAGGAGATGGCACAACAGTTCGGACACCTTGCAACAGCCTGTATGGAAGCAGCAGGAAATCACTTTAACCTCAGATGTCCCCTTGCCGGAGAATTCAAAGTTGGAGATAACTGGGCAAATACCCACTAACCCTGTTAAACCCACAAAAAATAATTACTTTTTTAAAGAGGGTTCGTGGTGGTTTATTCATGTTGACGGTAGGAGGAGGAGAGCGCGCAATCAAAAAAAAGGGAATGATAATAGAATGTATGTTAATGGTAAATACATCAGTAAATCACATCCTTTATTTAAAGCCGGAAACTACAAAAGTTTTGAAGCAGCAGCATTTAGTTCTTTAGAGAACTTTAACACAAAACCAGAGGGCCAAGTTTACGTTATTTCTAACCCCGCGTGGCCTGAGTGGGTAAAGGTAGGGATGGCTGTAGATTCATCTGACAGGCTTAAAAGTTATCAAACATTCTCACCCTTTAGAGATTACTCTTTACTGTACGCTTATGAAGTGAAGGATAGGAGAGCAGGGGAAGATGCGGCACACAAAAGACTTGCCAAAGAATGTGATAACATTAATGAATGGTTTAAGTTAAAACCTGTAGTAGCTAATGAATTAATATTGGAAGTTATATATGAACACTAAACCAAAAGGAAGACCCTTTGACAAATGCTTTATTGATGCTGATTCAATTATCTACCGGATAGCACTTAAAGACATTACTCTTGACCTAGCTAAGAAATATTATGATGAAGAAATTGAAAATATTGGTTGGGATACGTGTAGTTCTGATATAGCGGTAGCTGTAAAAGGGGAAAACAACTTCCGTTATAACATAGAAGAAAATTATAAAGGCAAACGTAAGCGAAAGGAAGAGAAAAACGAAGACACAGACCCTAAACTAACGGAAAGACGAAAAGACCTCAATGAGTATGCTTATAGTTTAGGACACTTTAAGTCTGATAACTGTGAAGCAGATGATGTAGTAAGTATATGGGCGCAAGAAGCTTTAGACGCTAAGGAACATTTTGTTATAGCCCATATAGATAAAGACATTGATATGATAGAAGGTTGGCACTATAACTTTAACAAAGAAACTTTATATTATGTGTGTAAAGACCAAGGTTACTATAATATGTGTATACAGATGCTTACAGGAGACTCTACTGACAACATTCAAGGTCTTGTGGGCGTTGGTAAGATAACCGCGAAAAAGATCTTAGCTGATGTCCGTAAGCCTGATATGCTCGCTAAGGTACAGGAAGAGTGGAAGAAAGCTCACCCTGACGATTGGAAAGAACGTCTAGAGACTTGTTGGAACTTGGTTTATATGCGTAGGGATTGGAAAAGTTTCCATAGGCTGAACTTAGAGGATACTTTAAATGTCTCAGTTTAGATCAGGCTTGGAGGAACAGGTAGGTTATCACTTAGGTATCGACAAGAAAGGCACAGAGTATCTTTATGAGCCATTTAGATTGCCCTATGTTACCCACAGACACTATGTTCCAGACTTTGTACATGAAGGTAAAAGAGTTTTAATAGAGTGCAAGGGTTTCTTTAGAGCCGGAGACACACAAAAGTACAAGGCTATTAGAGATTCTATGCCTACGTGGGAATTAGTTTTTATTGTGACCAGTAAGAAGAAGAAGGTAAGGAAAAATAGTAAGACAACAATGGAAGAATGGTGTGACAAAGAAGGATTTTTGTGCTATACTGCACATGAAACAAAGGACTTGGTAAAATATATAAAAGGGAAAAAGATATGATACTCACATTTGAAGAACTCAAAGAAGACATAGAGAAAGAGTATGATGTCACATTAGTATGTGAAGCATTAAATATAACAGTAGAAGACCTGCTTGTGGCTTTTGAGGACAGGCTGATGCTTTACCAAGACAAATTCATAGAGGACTTAGAGACACATGAAACTTAACGATGTTAGCCCTAAACAATGGGACAAGATGTTAAAGGATAAGTTAAAAGCCGATAGGCAAGACGCTTATCAAAAGAATCCTACAGGCTTTAGTGAGGATTACAGCATTGCAGAAGATTCAGTAAACTCCCCTAAGCATTACAACACGGGTGGCATTGAGTGTATAGAGTCTATAGAAGCTTCTATGTCGAAGTTAGAGTTTGCAGGATATCTTAAAGGTAACTTGTCTAAATACATTTGGCGATATAATTATAAAGGCAAACCAAAAGAAGATTTACTAAAAGCCAAATGGTATTTAGAAAGACTTTTACAAACCACAGGAGACTAAAGATGGATCAGTACCAACAGT